AGTGTGGTTAGAGAACCCGTAACAAAAGTGCTACCTGAAAGTGAAGTAGAACCAGTAACTGAGAGTGTGTGGGTTGGTGCGCTGGTTGCAATACCAACTCTACCTGATCCCGTAACGAACAACATATGCGTATTGCTATCACTTTCTACTCTGAAGTTTATCAATGAGTCTGACGTTTCGTTAACTACAACTTCGGGAGAGGCCCCACCGATTCTAAGACCCTCTTTAATAGTGCCTCCATCGTTTGCTTTAAAAACTAGTCTCGCATTTAAAGCATTGTTTTGGAACAGCATGTTATTTGATGTGTTATACCCAATGAGCCCTAAGCCTGTGCCGGCACTATTACTATAGAAAATTGTTGGTACATGATTTGTAACTTGTGCATTACCAGACAAGAATAAGAAATTTGTGCTGCTGTTAAAAGTTAACCGATCTTCAGCATTAATTGTATCAGAGTTTACAGAAGTAATGATCTTGTTGTCGCCGGCGTTTGTATAGTTGCTAACAGCTCCGCCGCCAGTTAATAAAACCCCATCAGCGTAGAAGGCCGAGCCGGAAATCTTTAATGAACTTGATAAGTGTGATGCATCTATTACTGTGCTGCCGGCGCCACCCCCAACCATGGTAATTGTGTCACCAAAAATAGAAATTGGTGAGCCACCTGTGATAGCACTAGCTGTTAAAGCAGAAACAGTAGCTGATGATGCTGTTAGCGTTGTGAAAAAGCCTCCGGAGCTTGAAAGCGTGGAAGAACCGCTGAAAGTTAAACTACCTGTAATTGCTACTGACGACGCCGAAATTGTTAAAGGCGAGCCGCCCACAATCGAGCTAGCAGTTAGGACAGAGATAGTTGCGGCCGATGATGTTAAAGTTGATATAGTGGAGGTAGAGGCCGTTAACGTTGTGAAAAAGCCTCCGGAAGCAGAAAGAATGCCGGAACCACTAAGCGAAACGCTACCGGTTATGGTAACCGAGGATGCTGAGATATCCAGAGGTGAGCCACCTACAATTGAACTAGCGGTTAAAACCGAGATAGTAGAGGTAGAGGCCGTTAATGTTGTGAAGAAGCCTGCGGAAGCAGAAATGGTCCCAGAACCACTAAGTGAAATACTGCCGGTTATCGTGACCGATGAGGCTGAAATATCCAGAGGTGAGCCACCTACAATTGAGCTAGCTTTTACAGTGCGGAAATGCCCCACAGTTCCGCTAACTCCCAATGAAGCAGATATTTGCCCTGTCGCACTTAATCTGCTCCCGTCAAAAGTTAGGGCGGATTCTCCATTAATTGTTGTTGAATTAACGGACGTTAAAATTCTGTTATTGCCCGAATTTGAATATAATGTTACGGCAGGGGAGCCTAAAGCAACACCGTCTGCAAAAAATGCTGACGCTGAAATTGGTGCGGAACTAGATAAAACTACGGATGCCGTAATAGAGGAACCTGAAACTATAAATCTTTGCTGGCCATTAGTCTTTAGTGCAACCAGATCTGTTTCAAAATCAATCTGAGTATCTTCTGGATCCTCTTCAAATTTTACGTCGCCATGGGTTTGTGGACCCTTTGAACTATTATATGCCATTTATATTTATCTCCGTTTATTAGCCTATTTTATTAATAACGTACCAAGTCTCGCCATCGGATTGCAAGGTTCGCGTAGAATAATTAGATTTTAAAATCATAGAATCACTTATATCAATCTTAGATTCTTCACATCGTATCTCAACAGGATTAGAATTTAGTTTATATTTATCACTGTTTGTTTTTTTAATTACAAGAATCCTACCGGCACTACTGCAAGGCGGCGGTAATTCAACTACAATTTTATTTTTTGATGAATCACAGAGCACAGTATAGTCTTCTTCAGAAACTTCATAAACGGAATCCGATGTTTTTATAATATTGTGATAAACTGCTCCATCACAAACTAGTTTTTTGTTTACCTGTATAGATCTTGATTTGATCTTGCCCTCTACTTTAAGTGCACTCTCTGACATGTCGTAACTTAATTTAGGGCAGGATTCAAACTCTGAGTTGCCCTTTATTTGTAGGCTTCCGACAGGACCACTAGCATGTGGTACTTTTAAGTTGATATAGTTATCATACAGGTTTTTTAAGGTTGTGTTCTTGGTTCTATTAGTAGATATATCGCCAACTATTAAGAGATCATCATCACTTAAATTTTGACCTCTTAAGTTTATTCTCTCTGTTTTTCTTAAATCTAGAGTCAGTTTGCTACCTTTAAGCCATAATCCACACTCTGGCTCTAGTGTAATCCCAATACCGTCTTCACTAACATTAATACAATCAGTCGTTTTGGCTCTTAAGGAACCACGAATGTTCTGTAGTCCTTCGGAATAATTCAAAAATGTAGCGTTTATTTCTCCATCGAACTTGTCGGCTGGTAAATTGTATAGCCCACTAGCTGAACCTTGAAAGCTTTCTGCCTTTATATGGCCTGCATTTAAAACATTGTCTTTATAAGTAAGCTTATAGTTTGTTCTAAGTGTGTTTTCAGAGTCGTATATAAGTACTCCGTCACTGGTCTCCCCTTTAATTTCTGTGACTGCTACGTCTTTTAATGTTGCACAGGGGCTTTGTGCATCCGTGTCCCAAAACACACTCGCACTAACGGTATTCTTAAATACTTTTACCCCGCCAATCTCTTGATCGGCATGTTGATCTACAGAGCCTTCAACTTTGCCTTTCAGAACATTATAAGCCATTTTATTCCCTCTCAAACATAAATAGATAATTTTACTTTATTAGGCATATAAAAAAGGATGCCCCCTTTTGAGGGCATCCAAAGTAACAACCAAAAGGTTGTGAAGAATTATACGATTCTCCATGCGTCCGCAACAACGTAAACCATTGTAATAGCACCGAATGGTGATTCGATTCGAAGGCTTTCGAGTCCATCCATTCTGTGATCGGCAGAGCCTTTGTTAACAATAATGTTAGCACCACTGGTAAGGTTACCAGCTTTAACGGTGACAACATCACCAACACTTGGGCTAGCAGGCATTGTTACAGTAGCGTTAGAGCTAAGGTCAGCGAAGTAGTTGTAACCTTCAACAAGAGCGTTACCATCGGCTTTAAGCGCGACAGAGTTACCTTGAACTGAAAGTTGACCAGAACCAGCCGAAAGACCAGCGCCAGCAATACCAGCAACGAAGTCAACAATGCTTTCTTTCTTAGTGCCGTTAGAATCATCAGCGTCGATAATAGCAATGCTATCGGCGCCAACGTTAACGGTAGCAGCAGAAAGATCGTTAAGATCAACTTGCATGTCGTTAGCGTTAATTGCCAAACCACCATTGGTAGCGTTAGCAACCGCGATTACAGCCGAAGAAGCGGCGAGACCAGCACCAGCGAAAAGAGCTGCGAGGTCATCGACGGTTTCCTTGTGAGTACCATCGTCAGTAACATCTTGGAAAGCCAAGAAGTCGCCAGAAGCAATAGTCTCTGCAGTTAACTCGCTAAGAGCTAAGTCAAGGTTACCAGAACCATCTTGTGCAAGACCAACACCAGCGACGGCTGGGGCGAGCTTAGCACCCGTAACACCATCATCTTTGATGCGGAGTGATGCGCGTCCTACGGACTCGATGGTGCTTTCATCAGCAACAACGTGAAGTGTGCGAATTGAGTCAACACCATCTCCCGGGCCTTTATCAAGGCAGTCACCAGCGATCGAGCCACTAATACCAAGCTTATCAGAAGCGATAGTAAGAGCAGAACCCGAAGTTGCAATCGAAATGACTGCACTGGCGGCGGAGAGACCATCACCAGCAAAAAGAGTAGCGAGGTCATCGGTGGAGCCTTTAGAGGCAGCACCAGTAGCGCCACCGTCAAGGAAAATCAAGTGGTCGCTGGCAGCGATAGTAGCTGCTGCAGCTTCAGTAAGATCGACAGCAACGTCATTAGCATTAACATCGATAAGTGAACCAGCACCAACATCAAGGTTACCAGAACCATCCTGAACAAGACCAGCACCAGCTACGGCTGGGGCGAGTTTAGCACCGGTAACACCATCGTCTTTAAGACGAAGCGCGTCAGAATCGGTTTCAATAGTAGAGTCATCAACTTGTACTGCAAGTTGGTTAGAAGCTGCCGCAAGACCATCACCAGCGATGTCAGCCATGAATGCGCCAACTGTTTCTCTTTTCATTTTGCCGTCAGTTGCGTCAAAATAGTAAAGAGAATCCTCAGCAATCGCGACCGCAGCTTGCGCTACGCCGAGAAGAGAGACCGTACCACCAGCAGAAAAGTTTCCAGAACCGGAAACGACACCTGCATCGGTGGCTGTGAATGCTGTAGTACCAGCATCGTTCTTAACCGTAAAAGTGCCCTCTTGTGTAAGAGAACCACTCATAGTTGCGGCTAAGGTTTGAAATTTATAAGCCATATTTTAAAACCCTCCATTTTATAGTTTTTATTATGGGTAAACAAGGTACACCTATCCAAATTTGATTCAGATATAGAGTACCCGTTCACTCTTAATTAGTTCGTTTGAGCATCAAAAAAATTAGTAAATAAAGTATTTGTTTGTGCCGTTACAATAAAGCTGAAGAGATGCGAAAGGTGACTCCAAAACAACTGAATTTTGGCCGTCAATTGTTTGCGAACCAGACGCCAGAATTGTAACGTTGTTGGTGCTAGCGGCCCCAGACTCATCTTTGACTACGTATGTTTGTCCGTCACTAAGTGTGGCTGCGTTAGGTAAGCGAATCGATATCGGGCCATTGGTCGAATCGGCGCCTATATAGTAATCCGTAATTGATGCTGTAGCAGTGCTTATTATTGTTCTGTGTTTTAATTTTAAAGCTCCTGCTATTTGCAGGTTTCCAAATTGCGCTAGCCCTGAGCCCGAAACATTACCAATTACGGTTAGTGTATCTCCGTCGAACTTTAAATTGCTTTCGCAAGTTAGCGTATTAGCGTCTCCACCAACGTTAGTAAGTATTGAGTTGTTTGTGGCGTTTGAAACGCGAGGAACATTAACCACATCGGCGCCATCGGATGTGCTAAGATTACCTGATAGTATTGAGCCGGTTGGGACTGATAACTGAGTTGTTAACAAATCTGGAAGAAAGACGGTACCAGATAAATTATTGTATGCCATTTGTTAGTCTCCCTTATTAATTAGAAGACAAACCAGTTGGCTCCATTAGAATATAAACTAATTGCTGGGTTTGAGCCTGTTAAAATATAATTAGTAGCTCCATCAATCGTATAAGTTCCTGCTGAAGAGGCGCTTAATCTAATATCTGTTCCATTAAGATGCCCGACTTCGTCTTTAACCAAAAGAAGGGCGCCTGACCCGTATGTTGATGCGGCAGGAATCTCTATCTTAACACTTCCCGTAGAACGCACACCTATAATGTAGCTTGGAACACTAGCGGTATAAATTGCTATAACGCTTCCGGTTGCTGGTACAAATTCATATAGTACGTTAAAGCCACGTACATGCACAGCTTCTGTGGCTGTGCTTGCGCTTAAAATGTGGCCGCCGACGCCTAGCTTGTTAACAATTAAGCTACCAACTCTCACATGAGTATCGTCGTTTGAATTACCAAAACTAGTTGAGCCGGTTGCATCAATAATAGAAATGTTTTCATAATTAACTACACTCGCACTTAGAGTGCCCGTGACTACCAAGTTGCCTGATAGTATTAAGCTGCTAGCTGTATGGCCACCGCCTTCAGAACCAGTAAAATAAACCAACTTAGACGAACCACTAGTTGCATTGGTGCCAGTAACAAACTGTATAGACCCGACAGGGCCAGCAGCTTGTCCACTGCCGGCACTGCTACTACAATCTACGTATGCCCATCCAAAACTTGCCATTCACTGATCTCCTAAAAAGTGCTACACGCTGCTCGGACAGTAGTGGGTGCATCAGCAGTAAAAAACGCGACCCTATCAACACCTGCGATTTCGAAGATGTATTCTCGAACGGGATCGGCACCAGAGCCGCCAGCAGTTGCTGTCGCCTTTGTAAATGTTGCGTTGCCCAAAGACAACATAAGAGGTGCCCACTCCCCAAAAGCATAGTTATAACCATAAATGTCCACGCTCTTAGCGGAACTTGCATCACTCACAAGAACATGAAGATATCTCTGATTTTCGGTGGCATATCCGTTTTTACCGGGATCTCCTGAATTTAGATCAGCAGAGAGCGATGTCACTGCGGTGACTGTTGTTGCAGTCTGTTTGGTAGGTGGTAGCTGTTCTCTTACATGTTTTGGTCTTCGAGTTCTTCCCCAGCTTGTTGGTATATATGCGGCCATTAGTTTTCTCTCCTTTCACATTTGCAATAATATATAGTCATAATCTAGTTCTCTAAAATGTAGTAAAAGCTGCTCGGACTCGATCAGGCTTGTCTGTGCCATTTTGGTAGAACCCTACTCGATCGACCCCAGAAACATCAATAATAAAAAGCTGTCCTTGGCCCGCGGTACCGCCTGAACCACAATTAACAGCAGTCATTGTTGCGTTGCCTAAAGGCAAAAGAAGCGGAGACCACTCTCCAAAAGCATAGTTATAGGCGTATAAGTTGATTGATTTACCGGTGGCATCATTATCTTTCACAAACAGGTGCAAAAATCTTTGATTCTCGGTTGAATAACCATTTTCCCCCTCGGTAGTAGAGGTTAGCGCATCATTGAAATTGGCCGGATTAGTAACAATTGCGACCGATGTGCCAGTTGTTTTACCCTGAAATTCTGGTACAGGGTTGTCGTCATGTAGATGTTTTGGTCTTCGGGTTCTTCCCCAACTTGTTGGTATATAAGTTGCCATTATCCACTCCTTCTTTCGCTTGTACAGTAATAAATAGTCATCTATTTTTTCTCATACGTTTTTCTAATGCTCTTTGTTTTTTTAGTTCGTCTCTGATTCTTCTACGTTCTGCTTTTTTGTGTTCCTCGCGTTTCCTGTCAGAGGGTTTTTTATAGTATCTTCTATCTCTAACTTGTTCGACAATTTTAGCTTTTTTGGTTTTCTTAATAAATCTTCTAATCATCTTTTCATGATTGCCGCGGCACTCTTTTGAAGTTACCTTGACGTTTGCTGCTTTTCTACTCATTGTTTCCCCTTATTCATTGATTCCCAAATTTTAGACGACACACCAACAATTGAGCTAATATCAACCCCAGCGTCATTTGGATCTCCTAAATCAACTGTGCCGGCTGCTTGTTCTTGCTGGCCGGGGGCGGGTGTTGTCCCTTCAAACAAGTTAACACCATTATAAGCATCTCCACCAATTGCATCCATAAGTTTCCTTCTGTCCTCACTATAGTCACGTCTTTTTGGTGGAGCTGTTCTCGTATGTTGTTCGATTTGCTCTGTTATAACCGGTGCGGTGCCCAGACCTTTAGCCACCTCGGACACCACATTAGATAAAAGCCCTTCTTCTAAAAGGACTTCATGTATACACTCTTTTACAAGCGGCTTGATTATTTCTTTTAAATCACTCTTCTTCACTTAAAACCTCATTTAAAAGCCGGTTGATTTTATCGGCCTTTGTGAATACATTATTATTAAACTCTTTAGCTTCTCGCATCATGAATGCGCCGGGGGTTGATGGTTCGGAAACCATATCAAAACAAATCAATTGAAAATCATCTTCAACCATTGTTTGCCCTTTCTCTTCTCGAACAGAACCCATACCCCGAGAAGAAACGCCCACAGTGACACCGCCATTGACCAGTTCCTTGAGGATCTTGCCGGATGGAGTCTCTAAAACTTTAATCTTGCCCATCACGTTCTTGCCTTCCATCCAAATTTCAGTAACCATGTGGGAAGCATTTTTAAGATTAATAACTGAATCGTCTGGGTGGTCTAACTCACCTAGAGCACGGCGTTCTTTTACAAGCTTCTGGTAGTTCTTGACTTCGCGCATCATTGTGTTGTGGGGGTAAACTCTGCCATTGCCGTTTTGTGTTTCGGTCATTTGCATAATACCGGAAAGAATCATGCCGCCTTCAGAAACAAATCTCTTTTCTTCTTCTGTGAGAAGATCTTGGCATACACCTCCATCACATAATGCGTAATATTCTCTAAGTAATTTCTTAGACATTATTTATCAAACCCCCATCTTCTTGAGATCTCTTGCAGCTGTTCATTTAAGGTCTCGCCCTTTTTTACTTTGCTTTCATTGACGGCCGAGTTTGCAGCGGCTGCTGGAGCGGCGGCCGCGGCTTGGCGTGCTGCTGCGCGGCGTGCCCGGGCTTGGGCGTTGCGCCTATCTTTTCTGGCACGTTCTTTATCTGCAGCAGCTTTTCTGGCTGCTCTTCTCTCTCTTCTCCTAACATTACGAGGATCTTGAGAGAGTTGTCGGCCACCACCACTTCCGCCGCTAGCTGCTGG